GCAGTGCAATTTAAATTCACATCTCAAACTGGGAAAGATATGAAAATTGTAGGGTGGTCTGGAACATTCGTTGGAAGTACAAATGTTTGAAACATTTTGGGATGATGAAGACGGTAAATTAGAATTTCAATATGTAGAAGATAAAGTATTTGCTCATGCCACAGCAAAACGATGGAATAAATCTATATATTTAAAATTTCAAGATATATGGCATGTAGCCAAAGAAGAATTAAAAGAACAAGGATATAATGAAATATTAGTATTTATTCCTGACAATAATAAAAAATTATTTAAATTTCAATGTATGTTTGGTTTTGTATTACATATTAAACAAGACAATATGTTGATAATGAAATGTAAAATTTAAGGAGTTATTATGCCAGCAAATTTAGCCTTATACGCAGCAACAGCCGTATTAGCTTATTCAACTTATCAACAAGGCGAATCTGCAAGAAAACAAGAACAAGCAGCAACTAGACAATATCAAGCGGAACAACGTAAATCAGAGATTCAAAACATTCGTAGTGTTCGTCAACAAATACGTGAATCTAGACTTGCGGCAGCAGGAATGACTAATTTATCTGCACAAGTTGGTGGTTTTGGTGGAAGTGGTGTTGCTGGAGGAATAGCTAGTACAGGAAGTCAACTTGCAGGTAATTTAAACTACATGGGACAAGTAGCAGCACAAAATACTCAAATCACTGGAGCAGCTATACAAGGCGCACAGGCACAAGCAGAAGGTGCTATATGGGGTTCTATTGGTCAACTTGGTGGAACTATATTCTCTGGCTTAGGTGGGTTTAAAGCGTTTAATCGTCCACCAACTGCAACTGCTTAATAATTTAAAATATGTCTTCACAAAATTTATACGAAGAAACTACACCTACTACAGAACCTTTGTACACTGCTCAGGATATGGTTCCTGCTGTAGATAGTACAGTAGGTAATTATTCTGTATTAAAATCTATTACAAACATAGCAACTGGTGAAACTCCTCCAGATGAAATTAATTTTAACACCCATGTAGATGAAACTTGGAAAAAAACAGTTCCAGAACAAAACAGAATGGATGTAGTTGCTGCTGAAAATGCAGCTTCTAGAGGTGAAATAGATGTAGTCCAACAAGCAATGGCAAGTGTAGCTGCTCGTAATAAATTATTTGGTGAAGTAAGCGCACAGAATGCAGAAATTGTTCGTGCTAAAATTAAAGAATTATCAGAACAAGCTGTTGAAAATGTAGCTATTAAAAATCCAGCAGTGTTGTTTAATAATACTCCAAAAGAAATTTCAGATGCAACTATTAGAGTAGGATCACGAATATCTGCTGCTGCAACATTAGATAGGGCTATTGAAGATGGTAAAAAGTGGAGTACGGTTGCATTAGGTTTTGGTTTTGAATTTCTTCCAATGGCGGCAGAACAAGGCCCAGCTATGGATAGGCTTGCTATTAAATATGGTGTGCCTAAAGATGCTATTAGTAGACTTGATGGTAGATCACAAACTAAAAGTTATTTACAACGAGCATTTCAAGCTACTCCAGATGAACAAAAAGGTGAGTGGTTATCTGGCTTATATAAAGATTTAAAAGATAGTTGGCTTATTTCAGATTGGCAAGCTGCATTACTCATACAAGAAGTTGCAACAGGAGCAGAACAAGAGTGGGGTGGTTGGTCAGATTGGTTAGATAGACTTGGAGTAGTCGGGGCTATTGCTTCTGGTACTCTATCATTATTTAAAGCAGGGCGACTTATAAAAAGTGCTAATGCGTTAAATAATCTAGAACGTACAATTGCAACCGCTGGTGGTAAATCTGCTATTGTTACAGCAGAGCAAACTAAAATTGTTTCTGAAGTTGCAAATAAACAACGACTTGCTGCGGTAGGAGCAATAGCTGGAGAACTTACAGGTATATCTACTGCTATTGACTTAGGTAAACTAGTAAGTGTAAATGCTGCTAAAGTATTACCTGATGTTATTACTACTGCTGCATCTGATTTACAAAAACCAATACGTGCTGCTGTAGATAATTTAATTTTAGAACTACAAAATACAATTGCTGGTAAAGGTGTTCGTGCATCTGAAGCTGCTACTGAATTAGAAAATTTACGTAAGTTTTATTCTCCAGCAGACAATCCACGTATTCATTCATTAGATAATTTTGTAATGTCTGCTGATGGTACAGCCATTACAGGTAAAGTATATTATAAACCAGAGAATGCAACTTCTTTCTTAACAGAAGATGCGGCTAAGGCATATATAAATGCTATTGATCCATCTAATAAGATGGGTATGAAAGTTATTCCAGATACAACTAACACTGGATGGTTAGTTGAGGAAAGTGTTAAGAAAGATTTACAGCTTCGTAAAACTGCTTTAGAAGCACAAATATTAGAAGAAATTAATAATGCTAAAAAAGCAAAGAAAGCTGCTACAGGAATTCCACTTCCAAAAGGAGATGAGTTAAAACCTCCTAAAGCACTTGTTACTAGTAAGCCTCGTTGGAATACAGAAACACTTGCTTTTGAAAACAACATAGATAAAGCTGCCTATCAAGTCGGCAGTAAAACAAAACTATCTAAATCAGATACAGAAGTTAAAACATGGCTTCAATCCGTTACTGGTTGGACAGATAGAGATATTACATCACATGCATCTGCACTACGTAACTACATTAAAGAAAATACAAACGTACTTGATGAACAAGGAAACATTTTTGTATCTTCTCGTGTTCCAGAATCAAAACCCACATTTTCTGCACAACTACGTTTTGACCAAGAATTTAAACAACTGCAAGCATTTCAAAATGCAACAACAATTAATAATGTCACTGTAAGTAATAATTCACAGAGAACTTTTATTTTTGAGTTTGTAGGTAAACTTGGTAAAGCATTAGGTTTAGATGATAGAAAAATTGTAGTGCTTCAAGCATCTGATGTTCGTTCATCATCTGATCCTATGTTAGTTGCTTTAAAAGACACAATTTCTAAATATGCAGCACGAGGTGCTGGTGCTGTTCATTTTGATTATGGCAGTGGTCAATCTCTTATTGTTATGATGAGGGATGTAAAAGTAAGTGAGAACCAATTAGGCGGCATTAGTCTACGTAAATATATGGAAGACTTTGCACACGAATATGGACACGCATTTGAAGCACAATTTGCAACTAAATATTTCGGCATTATTAATAGCAGTTTTAATAAATGGCTACGTGCAAAAAATATTAAGTGGGTAGGTGAAGGAATCAATCGTAGGATAGATGAAGTGTTTTCACCAGAAGCACTACTAGAATATAGAAGTGTTTCTTCAGCAGAAGACTTAATGAGATGGGTTGAAAGATATGCTGCTGGAGATGTTGCAGAATATGGTAAAGTAGAAAACCAACTACATAAATGGGCAACTTTATACAGCGAATTTTTTGCAGAGAATTTTGCTAAGTGGGCGTTTACTAATGAAGTTCCAACTACAATTTTAGGACAAGCATTTAAAAAACTTGTTGATGGAATTAAATTAATTATTACTGAAGTAAATAATCGTTTAGCACAACTTGGACTACAACCTGTAGTAGGAACAGTAGATAAAAATATTGCCGCAATGTTAAATGTACACATTGCACAATTAAAACAAGCAGTTCCAGAAGCACAAGCAACATTTGAACAACTATCTAAAACTGTTAAAAAACCATCTATAGATGTTTTACAAAAAGAACTTGATGATGTTACAGAGCAATTAAATGCAATTAATGATGCAGAAAAAGGTCTTAAAACTGGATGGCTTGTTGAACAACCAATTAATAGAAATTTAGACTATTCAATTATAGGTAAGTATAGTGATGAAGATGTTAATAGTGCAACTAGATTTGCAATGGGTGATTGGGCCTTGTCTACGTCTTCAGAACTATATACACAACGACTTGTAGGTATTAATCAGCAAAGTAGGTTTCAAAAGCTACTTACTAATTTTGTACGTCCATCTATTGAACGTCTAAACAAAGCTGATAAAGTTGCATTAAATGATGTACTAGTATTAGGTGATAAAGAAGGAAAAGTGTTCAGCGAAGTAGAACTTGCAGGTCAAGGCTTATCTTTAAAAGCTAGAGAGGCTTATTATAAAGTAAGAGCATTACGTGATGTGATGTGGCAAGTACGTAATGATGCCGCAGTTAAGAGCATGATAAAACGTGGCTTTGTACAATTAAACACAGGCATTAAATTTGAAGATGGAAGTAACAGTGTATTTGCTAAACCAACTTCTCCAAAAGAAAACAGTGTAGTGTTTATTGTAGATAGTAACGAAACACAACGTGCAAGTGCTAAATGGCTAGAAGAAGCAGATTCAAAAGGCTATGTGTTTTATGAAGTTGCAGAACCAGTATTAATTGATGGTAAATATAGAAAAACATTAGCGTTTAAAAAAGGTGCATTTGATAGTCAAAAGATTGACACTGTAATTCCATATAGGGCTGGTGAGTATAGGCGCATTTACAGTGATGAATACTTTGTTAAAATTCGATCTACAAATGAAATAGATGGTGTTTTAGAAGATGTGGTTAGCACTCATCGTACTGCTACAAATGTAGGCGATGCGAATAAATATGCCAAGGCACTATCCACTGCTCGTGATTTGCACAAAGCTGGTAAACTAACTATGGAAGAAGCTAGTAGGCTTATGCAACCTTATGGATGGCAACCAGAAGATATTATTAAGGCACTAGATGAGGGAAGATTTGGCGCAGACTTTAAAGTAGAAGTTAAATTTAATCGTATGGATGATGATTATATTAACGAAGCAATTGGACTATCTACTAATTTTTCAAGTAAGCGTGGAGATAAAATTCCTTCTGTATTTGGACATGATACAATTAACACTGTATCCCCACTAGATTCTGTTGCCGCTGAAATTGGAAATACTGCATATGTAGCATCAGTTACAGAGTGGAGAGAAAGTAATGTAATACGTTGGTTTAATACTTTCTCTGAAGAACTTCCAGCTAATGTGCGTACAATGAATCCTGATGCAGCATTCTTATATATGCTAAATAATAAAGGACAATATGTAGGACTTGGAAAGCGTGGTGCAGTTGCTGAGAAAGTACAAGATTATATCATATCTCAAATGAATATTCCTACAAAGGAAGAAAAAACATATTTGGGATTTATGAAAATTATTAGCGAATCTATTGAAACTGGAATTGGTGGAAAACCAATGCTTAAAGTAGGTGCTGCATTACGTGCAACTAAAGACTATCCTACATGGGCTAGGACTATTTCATTCCATAGTTTCTTTGCGTTTAATCCTGTACAGTTTTTTATGCAAGGCATGAATGCGTTTAATGCAGTAGCAATTTCTCCTGTTCACGGAATTAAGAGTGCTAGAGCATCATCCCTATATGCTATGGCATTAATGAGCGATCAAGAATCTATTTGGAGACAATTTGCAAAAGTAAACAAACTTACTTCATTAGGTCTTGGGATGGATGAGGAAGAGTTTGTAGCAGTAATATCTTCTATTAGACGAAGTGGATTGTTAGACGGTATTAACACCACAAGTTTGTATGGTGCTGAAACCGGAAAATATGGAATCTCTAATCGTATAACTCGGACGGTAGGAAACATTGCGGCAACTCCATTTAATTCTGGTGAAGGATATAGTAGGCTTGTAAGTTTTGATATTGCACGTAGAGAGTTTATTAGTGCTAATCCCGGCGCAGCATGGTGGACGGACGATAATTTAGCTTCCATTCTAAAACGTCAAGATGATTTAACACAAAATATGACTCGTGCAAACACTGCCGAATGGCAGCGTGGGTGGAAATCAATTCCTACACAATTCATACAATACCAAGTTAAACTTATGATGAATGTAGTGCAGAGTTTACTCGGTAACACTCGTACATTTACACAGCCAGAAGCCATTCGTCTATTGCTAACACACACTCTTGTAATGGGTAGTTCTGGTAGTTTCTTATGGCCTTTCAGAGATTTATTAACTGGGGTTATTCCAGAAGATATGACTGAAGAACAACGCCTATACGTACAGCAAGGTGTTGTTGCTGGTTTGATTGGTTCAATAACTGAGGGCGAAGCTAAACTTGCAATTGGTAGTAGATTTAATACTTTTAAATATTATGAAGATATAGTTAAAGGTATTCTTGACCCACAAAAAAGTTTCATGGAAGTAGCTGCTGGCCCCTCTGGTTTTGCTGCTTTACGCATGCTTGGTGGTGTTGGTGAAGGTATTCGTATTGTGGTGAAAGCCCCAATGACAATGGACACTTTAAAAATTGCACTATCAGAAATTGGTAAGAGTAGTTTTTCAGCACTCAATAACGTACAGAAAGCACGTCTAGCTATGAACAACTATAATGTTGTTACTAGTAGCAGTGGTGGTATGATGTATAGAGTTACTGATACTGAGGCATGGATGATTGGATTTGGAATTCCACCTGCTGCTCAAGAAGACCTATCAGTTATGTATGAAAGTAGTAAAGCACATGCTGATGATATTAAGAAGTCTGCTAAAATAATTGGCAAACATTCTATGCTTGCTCTTACAGCACTACGTGCAGGAGATGATGAGGGACATAGAACACATTCTGCTATTGTTCAAGCAGTGTTAAATACATATAGTGGATCAGACTTAAAACAACTATATGCAGAAGCATATAAAGTAGAAGCATTTACACAATATGAAAAACTACTGACAGATCAAATGGTTAAAGATTGGAAAATAAAAGACTTAATAGTGAATACAGGAGTAAATAAATAATGGCAACAATGTATAGACAACAACTATCTCAGGCTCCAGAACCAGCGGTAGCAAGTCCTGCTGCCATACAACAAGCTGCTATGGCCCAAGCTAGGGCTGCTGAATCTTTAACAGGATTTGCTGGAAGTATGTTTAAGGGATATGTTGAAGGACAAATTGATTTAATAGGTGTTGAAGCTGAAAAATTTACCCAAGAATTTCTTATTAAAAATCAAGCTGCTGAAAAAGCTGTTGAACAAGCTGCTGAAATACAACAACAAAGAACTTTATTTGATAAGTTGAATGAGGGGCCACGACAAACATTAGAAGAACAACAACAATTTCAACAACAACTTAGTAGTTTTGATAATGAAGTTAATCGTCTTAAACTTGCCGCTGAAGGTGGAATGTCTAACAAGCAATATATTTCTCGCATTAACACACTAACACGTAATGCAATTGCAAAATATCCCGGTCTTGCTAACGAAATTAGGCAGAAAGTTTCTAGTTCTACTGGACTAGAAGGGGCAGAACAATGGGCTGCTAAACAATTTGTAAAAGAAAGATTTTCTACTGCAAAAGGAAAAGAAACTAAAACAGAAAGAGATTTTGCAATAGCAGACACTGCAAGGGTTGCTCCATTAGGTACGTTTGGATCACAGCTTGATTTAATGAATTTATATGATAATGATAGACCAGAATATTATAGAAGAATGAATGCTGCAAATAAAGTATTTAAGATTGAAACTGAAACTAAATTACTTAAAGATAAACTATCAGCAGAACAAAATGTATCCGATCAACAAGCAGATACTATGAGGCCAGCGTTTACTGGAGTTTTTTCTAGTACGTTTGCATCATCAGTTGTTGCTAAAGAAGCAGTAAGTAAAGAAACTGTATATAAACAAGTTTTAGACTTAATGGCTAAAGGCGAAAATATTATAGTAAATCCAAAAGCATTTGAAGTACAAATTAAAATGCATGTTGCTCAAATGAGAGACATTATTAATAATGCTAAAGTTCAAGCAGAAGAATTTTTTAATAAATGGGCAGGAACACAACAAATTTCAGATGCTAAACGTAATGAGATAAGAAAAGATATTGACAGGGCTTCTGAAGTAGCTATGGCTAAGTATGGTGATGAAAAAGGCATTGGTTTGATAGCAATGGCTAACATTATGAGTGTTTATAGGGATAAAAGTTTACAAGAACAAGTTCAACTCGTAGATTTAGCTATTAAACACCAATCCGCAATGCAAAACAATCCACTGGTGTCAGCATATTGGGCGGGTAAGGAATCTCGTGAAAATTTAAAACGAACACATCCACAATTTTATGAGTTTATGGTAGGACAAGAACGAGATTTAACTAGTTCTATTATGGGTGTTCGCAATGAAATTCAAGGTGCTACAGATTTAGCTAATGTTCAACGTGTTATTACACAAGCGCAGCAAGACTCTAAAGCTATTCCAGTAGACCCTAATGTTGATCCAAAAATAATTAAAGCTACTCATCAAGCACTTATGTCTTCTTCTATGGAAGTATTAAAGAAGTCAGAACTTACTGCACAAGAAATTAACACTGTGTCTGCTGCTCTATCTACAAATACTGTTACTGGCGCTAATAGTTTAATTCTACAGCGTGAATATAAGCAACTTGGTGTTAAGATTAGCAAATTACCAGAATCAGATCAAGCAGTGATTAAGTCTAATGTTAGCAACAGCATTTCTAATGCCGTAACAAACGTTACTAGTATTAAAAATGTAATTGAAGCAAAGTATAAGTTTCCAATTACTCTCGGTGTAAATGATGCTGGTGAAATTAGTGTAATTGCTCCTAGTGCATCTGCATTTAAAACTACAGGCACTATGGAAGCTAGGCAACGTGCTATGCGTGAATATCCAAAAGCTGCTGAAGAGTTTATGAAGCAAGCAAAGCCAGTATTAAATAATATGGTGTATGGTAAAGCTATGCTAACTATGGAAACACCTAAGCAAGTAGGTAGTGAGTTTGCATCCATCATTAATGGTGGTCAAACCTACACTGGGTTTTTCAGCATGGAAGCTAAACCAGTTGCAGAACAAGCATCAGCTAGAAAAATAGATGTAGAAGCAATGTCTCCTTCAATTTCTCCAGTACAACAAACAGACGTAAATAAACCATTAACCCCAACAGAAGTAGTAGTAGGTGGTGCTACCCCTACAACATCAACTCAAAAAGCTAATGAACAAACTACAACTCCTGTTAGGGGTAATGTTATCCTTAACTCTTTACGTGAACTTAAACCACAGTAATATGAAAGAACTAGACGAACTAATGGCTATGCCTGTTGAAGAACGCTCCAAACTTCCTTGGAACGACAGTAGACTTGATTTCGTAGCAAGAAAACTTGAAGAACAGTTTAAACTTCCAGAGGATTCTCTTAGAGCATTAAAATATGCTGAAAACACTGGTCTAGTGAATGGGAAAATAAGTTTAAGCAAAAACGACAGCACTGCTGTAAGTCCTGCGGGTGCTAGAGGGATTATGCAAATTATGCCTTCTACAATGGAATTGCAAGGAGGAAAATTTAAACACAACCATCTTGACCCTGTTGAGTCGCTTTATACAGCCGCATCCTATCTATCTACTACGATGCAACAATATAAAGGAAATGTGGCAGCAGCATTTGCAGACTACAATGGTGGCCCTAAAGCTGCTAAAGATGTGTTAAAGGGAAAGCGACCTAAGAATAAAGAAACAAATAACTATCTTACAAAGATAGAAAAGTTTTACGAGGAAAGACAATAAAAAAGGGGGTTTAGGCCCCCTTTCTTTTTATTTACGATTAATAGCAAATCCTAGCGAGTTAATCCACAACATTGTTGGATGTGTAGATGAAGAAGCTAGACCTTTCTGACGCAAATATTTACGAAGAGCATTACGTGCCTCATCATAAGTTTTAAATTTAATCTGCATCCATTTAGGTAGGCTTCCGTTAAGTCGTTTGATTTGGTACATTAAGTTTCCTTTCTTCACGTAAAATTAAATATTGGATGTTGTGCAAACATTTATATAGGTCTTCAACAGGGTTCCCCTTGTCTTTATACCTAAGTAAATATTTTAACGCACTGGCTTCCCAACCATTCATATCGTAGGCTTCCCACACATGCCAAGGTTCAATGGCTCGTTTCTTGTAGTGATTCCCACCATATTGAATACTAGTAATATCTTTATGCTGCATCTGGATAGGGCTTTAAAAGAGCAGGTAGTTTTATCTGTGTAGAACTACTACACAATTGATGTAGTTTACCATCTTCTGTCTTAAATTGCAATACCACCTCAAGTGTGTTGCTTGTTTCATACACTTTGAGTTTTAGATATTTCCTAAGTGCTTCCATCATAGCATAACTATCGCTGTTCGTCATTCATCCTCCTAAGATGTTTCTTTGCAATGTAAACCAAATGCTTTGCATATTTAGGTGTACAACCTAATATCGCCGCAATCTCATCATACCTTATACCATCAATCACCTTCATACGCAAGGCCCTCTGTTGTTTTATTGGTAATGTTTCTATAAGAGAGATGGCACTTTTAAATTCCTGAGACATTGAAATGATGCGTTCTGGTGTGATTTCATCCACCTCAGAAACATCCATTCTAGGGCTATTAAAAGGGGTTTTGGACGCTTCATTTAAGGCAATGGTACATAGCCATGTATAGAAAGAAGAATTGCCTTTAAACGTGTTTAAATAGCGAAATGCCGCTAAGAATGTATCTTGTGTTACCTCTTCAGCTATAGCGTTATTTTTGATTGATTTGCGTAAAAAAGAATTGACACGTCCCCAATATCGCTTCACTAAAAGGGAAGAGTGTTTCTCACTCCCCTCTAGTGATTTTGTTATTAGTAACTCATCGGTAGGTTCTGTTTCTGCCACGTCAAATTTCACATACGCCAGCAGAACATGCGAGTTGTTGTGCGCCCTCCACATTGTCATCATACTCAATGAATAAGTCCCAATTAACTGTTGATGGAATTGATGGTGCTAACCTCTCGTACTCTTCTTTTGTAATCTCTTCATAAGGTGCTTGTTTATAACTGCCACCGCCCCAAGGTAGGAAGCTGATACCACTAATCTCGTCAAAGTGTTTCCACACCCATGCGCCTACTTCGGGCCAATCATCTTCCTTCACATACACTGTTACAGATGGTTTATGTTCACACCAATGACGCTGATAGGTTAGCCATAGTTTAAGATGGGTGAAACTATCTAGTTCATCTCGTGTTATACACTTCTCTGGTGCTTTCATTGGGAATGAGAACACTACAGTGTCATGTGGTTTCATAAAGTCTGGTTCGTTTGGAATACCCTCATCTTGTAGGAACTTTGTAATTGGGTCTTTAATATCATTCCTAACACGGCGAATATAATATTTACTGTGTCGTGCATGAATACCACTAGCACTATCTACAAGCTGACTAACCGTACCAGATGGTTTAACACACGTTACCGCTGTAGATTGTGGAATACCGATGTACTCTGCAAACTCTTTATTAGCGGCAACAGCAATGCTACGTAACTGCTCTAACCTTGATGACAGACCTTCGTCATTTACATTGTTAAGCAATGGATTGTCTAGGATACCTGTGATGGATACACCAAGTAAACGCTCCTCCTCTGTGTTCTTTTGCCACACCTTACGCAAATATGGGAAGTCTGTTAGGGTGGATTGGAAAGTTCCAAGGATAGAGGCAAGTCTAACTTTGCGCTGTAAACTTTCGATAGTGTCTTCATATCGTGCGACAATCTCTGTAAGGTTACAAAATTGATATGGTCGTAAGATGATTTCGGAGCAGGGGTTAGTTCCAAATTCATAATTGCTATCTCGCCTTCCGTTTTTTGCAACAGTAGATTTAGCCGCTGTTCGTGAGAATATTCCTCGTTCACCACTGTAGCTTTGATACAGCGCCAACCATTCTGACATAAACTCCCCAACTGAGGGGCGTTCATTATAACTTGCACTATTGTTTGCAAGCGCACGTTGTCCTTCTCGTTCCCACCATTGTCCTGCTTTTGCATGTCGCATCCTATCATCAGATAAATCAGATAAACTTATCATCGCACTTCTGCGTACCCCACCAACCACCACGACTTCTCCGATTTTGCACATAATGTCGTGGCATTCAAGAGAGGTAAGTTTTCTTCCCTGAGAATGTTTAAACTTGGAAACAACAAATTCAAATAGGGACACAAGAGGTTTAGGGCCGCTTGCTCTTCCCCCGAAAGTTTTAAGGCGACTACCAGCGGGGCGTACTTTAGATACGTCCCATTTAGCAATTTCACCCGAATACAATAAGGCAATAAGTTGTCGCAATGCTTTGGCCCAACCTGCTTTACTGTCAGATACAGCAATAACAGTGTTGCTATCAAATAGTTGCGGTACTTCTGGTAACTTATTGACATACTTACTCTCCACTGAAAAGCCTACTCCTGTCCCACACAATAGGATGTACATTGCTTCGTCAAATGATTTAACATCATCAATTGGCAAATAGGAACAGTTATATCCTGCTGTATTATCCCTTTCTAATGCTTCTCCAGAAGTCATCATAGCCCTCATGGATGGCATCACTTCCCTATTTAAAATAGCATCATGTAGTTCTTGCTTTAACTCAGGAGATACTTTGTAGTGATGTTTATTCTCTACGCTACTAGTAATGAAATTAATGTAACGTGCCACTGTCTCAGGCCAATGTTCTCTACGTTGCTTATCATCTATAAACCTACTATACCTACTCTTTGCAATAAATGTCTCGTACACACCCATTTGATTAGAACTTACTTTCATCTAGCGCCTCCTCATTATAAAATGCTATCTCACAAATACCTAAATACATACAAAAATAAACTCCATCTACTGGGGCAAATTCAAACCCTACAATAAATCCTGTAGTAAACCTTATTGCGATTAACATAGCTGCTCCTTTATAAATTTCTTAGCTTCTTCACTCAACCCATGTAGAAACTCTACAGCCATATCGCTTTTTAAAATGTAGTCTGCATCTTTAATACAGTGGTATAGCCATGCTTCTTGCTCATCAGTCATTTTGTTTTCCTTGCTGTTGGTTTTTCTTTCTTTGTTTTTTGCTTATGACACTTCTTACATAACACTTGCAGATTATACTTCTCACAGAACAATCTGTCAATATAGTTGTCCCAAGATGTAAAACCAGTAGGCGGGACTACTGGCTTTATGTGATCTACTTCTACATTCGTAGATGTGTATTCTTTTTTACATTCATTGCACGTGTAATGAAGTGCAAGTTTGTTAGTGGCTTTATTTAATTTTCTTCCTACACAAGCATCCTTTAGTGCTTTCCATTTAGGGGGCCACCTCCTCATCCCCCCTCTTAATGTGCTTACGATAAAACTTCTATATCGTCCTTCAGTCCACTCTCCATCGTTGCGTTGTTTATCAGACATATCATTATGTGAAATCATCAATCTTAACTGGAACACACACTCCAGATAGTCGTGATAACACTTCTTTTGGAAACTCTGCTGTAGATTGTTTTAAGAATGCTACGCATTTAACCTTACTTTCGAAAGGTTCTGAGTATGCAAATTTGCATGTATCTAAACATAATGCTAGTACAGCTACATATATAATCATTTGAATGCTTCCATTGCTAACCCCACATTGCCAATAGAATACCCAATAAAAGCAATCCCCAAACCAGTATTCCCATTACGTATGAGATCAAAAGCAACCACAGCATACACCACTCCTATTGTAGATATAAGCCATCCACTCATATTTCGTTTTCCTTTGCTTCTTTCTTTCTGTTCCTATGTTTCCCTGCATTTCTTTTTGGCCTTGACAACAAGGAAAGAACAACAGGGTTACGCTGCTTTTGTTTTTTTCTTTTTCTTTTCGACATAATCTGGATGATATTTTTTAGCGTCTTCTATACCAGCCTCTATAGCTGACATAATTCCTAATCTAACAAACACATCTTTATATTCATCAGTTAATTCAAAGGTGTACACAGCACTACCGTCTTCGTTTTCTTTAACTAAGGTTACATTTATTTCTGACATGTTCACTCCTTATCACTATAGTCAGGTATTCCATACCACTCGGTTAATACTAGTAACAAAGCATCTCTCACTTTAGTAATCATAGCAATGTCTTCTTCTTTATTAGTTGAAAAGATTGCTATCCATCCGTGGTCAGGGACACTATATTTTTCTAAGTATTCATTCATAGCCTCTACGCTTTCCTTCAAAGATTGAGAGACTAATAAACTTACTTGCTCATCATTAACTTCTACTATCATTTTCATCATTCCTCCACGTAAGCATATTGTAAAGCAAATGTTTTAGCCATCTTTCTAATAGCTGACTGTGCATCTACATCGCCTTTTCTAGCACATAGTAGTATGGTTTGCATAACATACTCGGATACGCCTTCATTGTCTAAAGCATCGTGCATGATTTCCCAAACTTTTGCAGAACGTATTTTCCTTGTCTTATGGTCACACACATCATGGAACTCCACATCATCAGTTGCATCTTTAGTGAAGCATGCACATACAAATTCAAGTTCCAAATTTAGAATTGCTTTCTCCATACGTTCGTTATACCCAAATAACTTATCCATATAATCTCCTGCGTCTTTAACTGGATCAGTGCTATACATAGTCTTTAATTGAAGGAAAGGTTTGTATTATAACATCTCTACATTTATTTGCAACTTCCCTGTGTTCCTTTTGTGTTGAAGCGGAACATCTTATTGAGCAGTAATGAATCCAACTTCGTAGCGTACCATTCATATACAATCTGCTAGTAGTAATGCCTTCTGGCAAAATCTTTCTTGCTACTTCCTTAGCTATCCCTTTGGCTAAAGCCTCATTATACCACTTCTCAGCAAGGTCTGCAACACCTACTTGAGCATATCGCCACCAGTTAGTTAGATATTCATCATCTGTTTCTATACTGTTTTGCCTATTAGTTTTATCTTGTAAGCGTACTTGGCTTATCTCACCCACATCATAAACTTCAGCATATCGTTGACTAAACTCTTGGAAACTAAAACTACGATGACGTAACATTTGTCGTGCTATGTCCCTCGTAGTTTCAATTTCCATACAAACATTTACCATCTCAAACGGTGACCAATGTTTGTTACTAATAAGATATTTAATTAATTTATGTGATGTTTCTTTATTGTTTTGATTAGTTGGATTTGATACCCTTGCCATGTATGCTATCAAGTTCTCTCCGTCCGGTGTTGACCAGACCAAGTTCACCTTGCTCATACTCTTTTAACTCCTTATTCCAATCTCTAACTTGTTCAGTGTTTAAAACTACTTGCTTCCTACTCTTCCCAATCTTCTCCAACTCCATCGTAGTCTTCGATAATTTCTTCGGCTTCTTCTTCGGTAATGTCATGGAAAAATTTATTATAGTTGGCTACTAATACGTCAGGTAAAAGATTCATTACATCTTCAACTGACAACCCAAGTGCAATTGCAAGTTCAGATACATCATCAAAATTCTCCTCTATGAATTGGCGTACTGCCCAAAGTTTATCGTGATAGTTCACTATATTTCCTCCCTAAATAATCAATGGAGAGGAACATCTCATCGAAATGACCGTCTTCTACTTCGTTCATCACCAGTAGTCCCCTCCAATGACGATTACTAAGCTGATCCATGTAAGACTCATCATGTAGATAGTAGCTACCAACAACGATTGAGGTGATGGATTTACCGTCTGCTCTCTTACCGTAAGCAACTTGTTTACCTTGTTGGTGACCAGCAATGCAAGACATATGCAGTTTATTGATAATAGCAGAAGGGCTAGACGCAGGGCGTCCCAATGCACCCACAGGCCAATAATGATTGAAGCCCACGCCATTAATAAAAACAGGATGAAGAAATTCGTGTACTTCCCAATCAGATTCATAGTTTAAATCCTTTGTAGAAATCAATCCCTCAAGTGTAGGATTGTTATTAACTGCCCTATCAATTCTATTCTC